TCGAGGTTGCCGTGATCGGCTGCGACTTGGATGACGTTGTTCGACCAGAACAGGATGCCTCGGAATACCGAAGCCATGTCCATCAGGACGTTGTACGCCTCGGCGCGGTCACCGATAACTACGTTGCAAGAGAAGCGCGGTTCCCTGGTGCCGTCTGGGTTGATGACCTGCTGGTTTGCGTACTTGGCAATCGGGTACAGGTCGATCCAGCTCAGGTTGGCCGAGGTGATGAACTGACCAGCGCCATAGCGACGGTTGGTGAGCAGGTCGTAGAAGCAGCAAACTGGGCAGCTCGTCCACTTCTCAGCGGTCTGAACGGCACCGTTGAAGCTGGAATCGTTGAAGGCGAGGCTGCCATCACCCAGAACGGTCGCGCCAGTTGGGATCTGAACCAGACGGCCACGGATTAGATAGGCACGCGAAGGCAGGCTGTTGAACGCCTTGGTTGAGATTGCCAGCTCGTTCAGCGCCGAATAGTTGTAGTTGACGTTTTGCGAGATCGTTTCGGTGTAAGACGACCAAATGATTTGGTTGCCTCGGTTGCTGGCAATCGGTGTGTTCTGCGGTGTGTCTTGAAAACTGGTGTATTTGATCTCAAAGTGGCCTTCACCCAGATCTACCTTTTGAACTTTGATGTTCCAAGGACCGGCGCCAAATGTTCTGAGGTTGATGATGCCGGTGCTGTATTGGTAATTGTTGGTGGATACGCCGGTGATAGTTCTGTTGGAGGCAAGCTGAAAGCCGGTGCCGCTGCCCTTGGCCTGCACGTAAATCAGGATCTGAAGCGTGCCACCAAACAGTTGACCTTTGGCGAGACTTTCCTGCGCGACGGAATAGAGCTTGGGAATCGTGAACAGCAGCTCTACATTGTTGACCGTTGGATCAGTGATCTGGCGCGTAACACTGCCGCTGCCGTACTTGCGGTTGACAACTTCGTTATTGCTGTTCAGGTCTTCGCTGTAGTTTTCGCCAATCTCTTGGTTGACTTCAACAATTTGTGAGGTGCCGTCGTTGAACCAGTACGTTGCACCCTGACGTGCCGCACCAACATAAGAGGCCGACGAAATATCTTCGGGCTTGAAGTTATAGGTGCCGTCGCTGTTTTGGATTGGTGTTTCGTTGAGGTATGTACCCTGCAGGCCGTTAATGACGCCACCAATCGGACCTTCACAAAGAAGATCCAGCACCTTGATTGTTGTGACGGAATTAAGTGCCATGTCAGTAGAGCTGGTAGCCGACGCTATTTAGGCGAAGGTAGATCGGGTTGGAGCCGGTGGAGCCATTGGCCACAGTTTCCGCCGAGATCACTTCGACCTGAACGCTGACGATGCTTTCGGATTCAATGTCACCCAACTCCAAGCGATGCATCCAGCCGAAGAATTGGCCTTCAAAGATCAGACCTTGGATGGTGGCAGAATCAGCAGCGACGAGGAAGCCGTCATCTAAAACAGTGCCTCGGTAAACCTTGATTTCGTAGCTGATGTAGCCGTCAACGTAAGTTGTACCAGTGCCACCAGCCTGATCGTAGAGACCGTTTTCCAGTGACAGTGCAACATTGAAATCGGAGTATTGCTCCACGCTGGCTAGATAGCCGCCGTAGACCTGCAGCGATGCATAACGGCGCTCGTTTTGAACGTCGGTGCGGATTAGTTGCGTGCTGTTGGTAACGCCGTATGCGCTAACAGGGTTGAAATATGCCTGCGTATTAAATGCTGTCTGATAAACACGGCGGGCAATCACACCCGACTTATCGGAAAATTCGTTGGTGAGTATTTCGTTGCCCAGCCTGATTGTGTCAATGCTTGGTGCGCGGAGGCTGGTCAGCACCGGATCAGATTCGTCGGCAATTTGGAATTTGGATTTGAGCAGGTGGCTGCCGATCAGCACTTTGCCGTAAGCCAGTGGCACCGTGGCACCAACACCAACGGAATTTGCGGCGCCCGTGTAGGCGTAGGACTGCTGGCCATCAATGCCAGAGGTGACATTCTCAGGACCATTGGTGCGGTTACGGCTGCCCATACGCCCACCGCTATACGACGTGGAGCCAAAACCACCAAGCGTTGGAATTTGCGGCTGTGGTGATAGAGCTTGTGCAACACCGCCCAGAACCAAGCTGGCGCCAATACCAACAATGGCCGTGCCAACGGTGCCAATCCCAAACAAGCCACCCAAGGCCACGCCAGCCGATGCAATGCCACCGGTAATAATCGTCAAAGCAATCAAACCAATGCCAGCCAAAATTTGACTGCCGGCATCGCCACTACCACTAACAACAGGAACAATTACAAGTTCGCGTTCACCAAACGGCAAAAGCATATCTTCATAACTGAAGTCAACTCCGCCCTGAAGAACTTGATAACCAATACCGTTTTCTTCTGATTCCAGTAAAAAATCCTTGAACTCCGGCATGTTGATGCACAGAAGCTTGATCGCATCAGCGGCGTTACGCAGGTTGTAATAGGTATGCTCGGCGCCAAAACGTTCGCCAAGTTCACCCATCAGGCAGACCCGCTGCATATCGGTAAACCGCCGCGATGCTCCTCACATAGTAACTGCTGAGCCACTCCACAGCACTAAGGCGGCCTCTCATGTGATGCAGGATCCGCCACGGTTCCACGAAGATCGCAGCGTGCATCGGCTCCAGCGTGCCAAGCTTCATGATCGCCACGTCACCAGGCCGGCGTTGCTCAAACTCCACGCGCTCGAAACCCAGTGCCACCGCCTCGCGTAGGTAAATGCTTGGCGTCGTCTGCAGATCTTCGGGGCGGTCGAAGTCTCTTAGGTCGATGCCCTGCAGCCGGAAGTAGTCGCGCACCATCGTGTAACAGTCGCGCCCGTCGTCGTCCCACTCCAAGCCGATCAGGGTTCGATGGTCAACCATTCGTCCGTTGGTAGGGAATAGATCAGCCACGGCACACCGCTTTGCCTGCAGGCACGCTGATCCAGTTCGCTGGCAGGTCCGCCCTTCGGGTGGCTGTGGACAATCGCAACGATCTCGCCGTTGACGGACGCCCGATAGTAGTCACGCGGGTGCATGACGAAGTGTTTTTCCGGTTCCTCGCAAACATTGCGGCAAGGCCAGTACATCTGACCAGTGGCGGCTTGGATCACCACACCGCAGGCTTCGTATGGCGCGGCGGATCTGGCGTGGCGCTCGGCCTCAGATCTGGATGCGGGAGCCAGGGTAACCACCATGCGGGTAATCGGAAATGCCTTGGGACTGGAAGCGGATCCTGCAGCTATTGAACCGCTTGCCGCACACATCAGAAGTGCTGACGCCTACAGCATTGTCGTTCACATCAAAATAGCTGCTGCCTGTATAACCGCATTCAGGACCGCGATAGACCCACGGGCAGTAGTCCTGCACTTGCCGGCCAGGGAGCTGCAGGTTGGTCAGGTCTAGTTTGCTGACCAGTTCAAATTCGACAAGCTGGATATTTTCCTTTGATACACGGTCGATGTACCAGACCTGATCCTCGAACTTGGCGGTTGGGTCGGCAGTTGGGTTGACGCCACCAAGGAAGTTGACGGCATCAAGGAATTTTTTGCAGGTGCGAATGCGCGTGACCTTGGCCTGCAGCGGGTTGTAGGTCAGCAGCAATGCCGAGATCGCGCCAGTGACGTTGGCAATCCGCATGGTGGGACGCGGCAACGTACCCTTTGAAGTCAGCTCGAAACCATCTACTTCGATTGGTGCGGCGCTGTAGGTGATGCCTTGGAACACCACGTTGCCAGTCAGGGCGTTGGTGCCAGCGTGGTAGTAAAAGGTGGTATCAATCCCGTTAACCGCCAGCGTAAGCCGCAGTTGAAACAGCTCGATGATGGCTGACGGATCCAGCTTTTGGATCTCTGTTTGGATTGACGTTGGTGTCGTCATGCTTCAAATACCTGCCGGAAGGTGGCTGTAATTGTGGCGCGATTTAGATAGGGGATTGTTTTACTCCACTCGGAACACACCCATTTGTATGAGGTGGCTTCGGCCAGTGGGGTCCAGTCGAAACTGGCGCCGTCGGTAGCGCGGGCATCTAAGAATGTTTCGATTGTGTCTGCATTAGTTTCTGAGATGTTTTCCCAGGTCAGGGACCATTCTTTAGGGTTTTGGTTGATACCAAAGCTGACGCGCTGTTCGTAACCGTCGCCGAAGCTGACGACTTGGAGTTTGGGGCGGCTGGTTTTTTGGGCGCCATACGATGGCGTTATTGCGGGGAAGGTAGCCATCAGGCCAGCAGACCTCCAGGACGACGTTGCTTAATCAATTCTGCCTGGACAGCGGCGCCAATCACTTTGCCGAGTTGGTTGGCCTGACCGCCGTTACCCTGGGCGCTGGTTCCGCTGGCGTCAACGTTGACGATGACGTTCGCGCCACCCATGCCCATCGCATCGTTGGGGTAGATGCTGCCGCTGGTGCGTGGCATGAACAGTTCGGGGCCGCGCTCGCCGACCAGGTAGGGCGAACCAGCAGATACTGGACCGCCGGCAGCGCGTGCTAGCAGCGACGGCATGGAGAACGACTGCGGGTTGAATTTGACGCCCGGTAAAAAGCCTCCTGTTTTAGGGCCAAGCAAATTACTGATTGCACTGATTGCTTGATTGATAACGTAAATACGCAGCAACTGGTTGGCGATTTCTATAAGGACTCCGGAAGCTATCTCCTGCAAACTTGCTGCAAAGTCTTGGCTGCCCTGAGTTAGAGCGTCAAAAGTCGACAACATACCTTGACCGAGGGTATTAGAAATACCCGTAGCAAGTTCTTGTTGTTGCTTTTGTTGGGCGGTTAGTTCCACAGCAAGATTTAAGTTTTTGCTGTATCCCTCAGCCATATTTGCAATTTTGTCCACGATATTTGGAAGGGTGTTTTCCGCACGCTCGCGTTCAATATCGCGCATAGTTTCGTTGTACTTCACCATGACTTCAAATATCTGTGCTTCGCGCTCGTTCTGGCCTAGTTTTTGCTGGTTTATCTCCAGCAAAGAAAGTTGCCGTTCGTAAAAGGCTTCTAACTCTCTATTTTCAGCTACTCGGGCTTGTAGTAATTGCAGCCTTAAATCGCGCTCTTGAGTGGTAATGTCTTTGATCTCTTTTGCTTTTTTAGCGGTCGTGTCACCGCCACCTCCCCCGCCGCCACCTATTGCGGCCTGAGCAGGTACTTTGAAAGTTTGTAGTTGTGTAGTCGCCGCTTTAGTAAAAGCTCCGGGTACAGCTAGCTTTAGTTGGCGCTGTCTTTCAGCTTGGAAAAACGCTTCGGCAGCGGGATTGATAGCGCGGATACCGCCAAGAACACCAAATTTTTTAGTTGTAGCTTGCTGTGCGGCAGCCTCAGCTCGAATGTTTGCTTGCATCATCTTCCCGCCGCTGATTAAGTCAGCAAGACGGCTAATTGCACGCGATAAAGCGTTTATAAAGTCCTCAACGCGGCCTTTAAGCCAATCAAATACAGGTCCCAGTGTTTGGCCGATACTGCTTATTGCTTGGGTTGTAGCGGCGGCAAGTTTTTCCACGCTATTGCGTAGATTATCCATTGCTGAGCGTTGTTTATTCGCGGCTGCTTCACCTTTATTTCCCATGTCAACAAGAGTGTCTACAAAGTCTTGGACAGAAATTTTGCCGTCTTTAGCCATCTTCAAGATGGCATCACGACTTACTTTGTATTTACTGGCTAGTGCTCCTTGTATATCAATACCCTGACTTGTGAGCTGGTTCAGGTTTGCCTGACTTACTTTTCCTGACTCTAATACAGACGTGATTGCGCTTCCTACTCTCTCGAACGATCCACCGTATTTATCTGTAAGTGCAGTAATCAGTTGAATAGCTTTGCCTTGGTCTTCGATGGCTAGTCCTAGGCCGCGTACGTTTTGGATTACGCCGGTGAACTTTTCGATGTCTGTGTTAGCTACTTTGAACGCGTCGGACAGCATTTTTGTTTGCTGCGCGGAGAACCCGATGTCTGCAGCAAGTTCTTTTACTTTTTGGCCTCTAGAGGCAATGTCACCAAGCAGCGTGCCAACGAGGGACAGTGCGAAACCGGCTTGGCCGCCTAGTAAACCGCCGGCAGCACCACCGATGAAGCCGCCTGCAGCGGCACCGGCTCCCTGACCGAATAGCAACGGGAACGCGCCACCGATAAGGGCGCTGCTAGCTGTTGCACCGAGACGTCCTGCGCCGCCCCTCAGGGCTGCACCGCCTCCGCCGGCTGCAGCAGCTAATGCCGCTGGGGAGCCTGGCATGGTTGCGGTGCCTCGAATAGGCGAAGCAGGACCACGGGCAAAAGGTACAGGGGCTACTTGGGGGCCGATGGCTGTTTTATAGGCGTCCGAGGTTTCAACAATCTTGCGCCTGTTCGCAACTTCTTGTGCGATAAGGAAGTTTTTGCGTGCGCGGGCTCTATTTTCCAGCTCCATCGCGGTGACAAGCGCTTTTACAGCGCGTGCTTCTTGTGCGGTGCCTTCGGCTGCGCGGCGTAAAGCACTTTCGGCTTTGCCTACAGCGATGGCATAATTTTGCATACTTGCGACGCGAAATACGCCTTCAAGTTGTTTAGCTCGGCCGTTAATTACAGTTATTTCACGATTGAGTCGATTCAGACTGCGTGTAAATTCGTTAATTCTCTGGCCACCTTTTATGGCTACTTCAATGTCTACGCTGTAATTGGCCACGGCGGGGCGTAGAAGAGTCTGTCAGTATTTTACTTGGAACGCTGCGTACCAGCCTGACTCTTGCGCCGGGCTCGCTCCGTCGCTTTTTCTTCTTGTTCGGCCTTTAGCTGGAAAAAAGCTGCCCAAGAGATCAGCTCTTCCTGGGTGAGGTTGGTCGAGAGCTGGGCGACGGTCATGCCTAGCTCGCTCGCAAGGAAGAAGATGAAGTACCAGTCGGAATTAGCTTTTTAGGGCGGCTTTCGCTTCCTCCACCTTGGTTTCAGCGCCGGAGGTCAGCATCGCCAGTTGGATGTCTTGGAGGATGCTGGCTTCGACTTCGCGGCGGAGGGCGGCGCGGTCGCCGTCTTGGAACAGGCGCTTGCCGTCCTTGTCGAGGGCTTTCTCGATCATCAGACTCAGCGCGAAGTCACCAGCATCATCGGTGCCGGACTTTTTCTGGATGGACTCGCGCTCAGCGATGGTCAGAGGGTGCCAGTAGATCTCCAGCAGGGTCTCGTCGCCGGATTTGACTTCGTGCTTGTAAAGCTGGCTGACTCCGAATTTGTTGCGGAGCAGTTCGACGGCTCGCATGGAGCGGGTGCAAGTTGTTCAATAATACACTAGGCGTTTGCCGTGAATTCGCAAGAGATGATGCCCACAAAGTGCGAGCGGTCCTCAATGTCCAGCGGCGTGGGACCGACGATGTCGCGGACTTTGGGCTTGCAGGTGAAGGTGTCTGTGTAGCCGGAGGCGTTGACGGAGGTGAGGCCGTCGATCACCGCTTCGCACAGGGAGGAGAGGGTGGACGTTCCAGCGTTCTTGGGGACGTAAATGTTGCACTGGACGACGCCGCTGTAGAAGTCGGAGGCGGCGCCCATGTTTTGCATGGTGGCTTGGGTGAAATTCACCGTCATGGCCACGTATTTAGTGGTTTTGCTGGGTGTGGTGTAGGGGACGTTGTCGTACACCATGGTCACCGTGGGATCGACGGCGGCGACGGCGTCGGTGACGGCTTTTTCAAATGCAGCGCGGGTGCTTACAAGTGCCATGACTTAAATCCTCTCGTAGGAAACATAATCGCGTCCGCCGAGAAAGCCCAAACCGCCAGTTCCTCTGGTCGTTCCAACAAGAACTTGCGGGGCGCGTTTTTCATTAAAAGTGGAGTCCAGAAGCGGGCGGAGTTGGCTTTGGACGAAGGTGGCAACTTTGGGATTTTCAAGGGCGTAAGCGGCGTACTTTGTGCTGTTACCAATGAATACTTTGTCGGTATAACGGAAAGCTGGAGTAGCAAAACGTGGTGTAATTTTGTAGGCGGTTGTGTCGCCTTTGTCGCGGCGTTTTTTGAGTCCTGCCCAAGGCTCGAAGTCTTCGACGCGGTCTGTTGGCTTGGTGCGTTGAGTCGAGGCTTTCCAGCTGGAGGCGAAAAAGCCGGTGTAGACAGGGCTGTGGTCCTTGCTGGCGAGACCTTCAAGCGCCAGTTGGATAAAAGTGTTGTAGTCGGCGCTGAGTTTTTTATTTAAGTCGGGAAGAATATCCCGAAGTCCGCGGCGTGCCATTAGAAGCGCACCAGCAAGATGAAGAGGTAGGTTTGGCCGCCGCGATAGGTGCGGACGTCGGTGATTTGCGCGGTGCGGCTGGAGCCGGCGTAGGTGAAGCTGACTTCGTCGCCGAGGGTTGGCTGGTTGTTGCCGATCAGGTCGGGAGTGATGTAGAGCTTGGCTTGGCGTTGTTCGCGACCTTCCTCTTCCTCGGAGACCACAAATTCGATCGGAACTTTGATGTTGGAGTAGGTGGTGTTGGTTGTGGTTAGTGCGCCAGTGCTGGTGTTGTAGGTGGGGGTGGCTTTGCGGGTGTAGGTGACGG